AGGTGGCCAAAATTGCAAAGCTAATAGCTACTATGGGATTGCCAGTAAAGACTAATATAAGCCAAAAGGAGAGACACTTATGACAATCTATTACTATCCATACTAAAGTCATGGCCTGCATTACAAGTCCGGGGAATTTCTGGGAATCACATAGAGAATCATAGAATGTGTCCAGCCACATTTGTAATGGAGTGATCTGGAGGTAGACCCAGATGAATGCCCAGATGGCAAAGCCTGTCTGAAAGTCTTGGATGTTATAAAATTGTGAGATCATATGATTGGTGGGTATTTTCCTTGTGTCCACATTAACCACTCCGTATGCCTACATATGGCAAGGTTCTCGTTGGCAATCCGCTCATGTAACGAGTGGACTTTCCAAGATGCCCGGACCAATTCGGGTTCGGCGTGCGTGTTAATATTATATAAAAGAGAGCTCCTAAGAAATGCCATAATTCCTATATCATAACATAAAAGTACAAGAGCATCGTATTGTATTTGTGTGATTCTTATTTTAACCGCAGAGTACACACAAGATTCGTACGGTTTTAACATCTGCCTTAACTGTCTCCCTGCACTCTTCTTAGAACAAGGTGTATCATTAACGGTGACTGGTGCTCCATTTTCATAGAAGGTGAGACCATAACCTATATACAACACCCCATAGTGGTTAGTAGGCACTTCAAAAAAGCCTTCTTGCTCTTTTAATAACTCCAGGCCTTCTTGGGATATCACTCTAGGATTTGCTTGCATATTCTCTATATATCTTCTCCGACATAAGTTTTCCTAATAATCGTTTTTTTATTTCAATTTGGTTCATTATGTTTGCAACAAATTTACAAGTATGAAAATTAAACGGATCACACATCAGGAATTAGAAGAGACTCTTAAAGAGGGAGCTTTGTACTTCTACCACAGGAAAGTTAACGGAGATATTAAGAGAGCTTTTGGTACTCTTTGTAAAGAGAGACTTCCTTCTAAAGCTTTACCCCCTCCTCAACATATTGGTTGTGTTTGTTATTACGATATTATGCTAGGGCAATACAGAAGTTGTAGTAAACGACTAGAAGTTTGGATCGAGCAATGAAACTTATGGTTAATGAAGATATATAAGATAAGAATTAAACAAGCTGTCATACTTGTATTTTTCTTTTTTATATAAATTGTGGTATCCCACACCCGGATCCTCTCAGGTAGCTCCTGAGAGGTTTACGCCCGGGTCACTAAGCGTAATTATCTAGATAAGTCTAAAAGAAGGATAGGGTTTATCTAAAGCGTAAATAAGATAGAACAAATGAAACATGAAAAAATTAAGCGTACCGAAAAAAAAACTAACTTTACAGTTATAGACAATTATTATGTGGATGATATTAGACTGACTGATACTTCTGTTAGAATAATAACTATTCTTCTTACTAAACCAAACGATTGGGGTATTAACCAGACCTATTTTATTAACCAATACAATATAGGTAAATTTAAAGTAGCTCAAGCATTTAAACAATTACTTGAATTAGGATATCTAGTAAACGAAACACCAGAAAGAAAGAATAATCCTTCTTATGTTCTTTACGAAAGAACGTATCGATTAAATGCACGTCCTTATCCTAAACCAAAAAAGCGTTTTAAACGCATGAAAGATTCTTCAGACGTGCATTACGTAGTAATACGGCCTGAAGAAGTTCTGAACGGAACTTCCGATGATAGTTCTTAGTTTAGTATTTAGTAGCCTCTAATAATTAGATACGATCGCCTCTAATTATTAGACACGGTACGCCTTTAATAATTAGAGGCGTTAACATTAAAAAATTATAAATTATGAATCAATGTTGCACAGAAGAGAACTACGAATACCACGAGGTAATGTATTCTAATATAAAAATACACATTAAATGTAGTTGTAAGATTTGTTATTCTTACATTGCGTTTGTTAAAAGGGATGAGGTGGATGAGAAATTAGTTAAGAAGCTAAAAACAAAACCCCTTTTTTAAAAACTGATATATAAAAAACAATATAATATGGAAAATAAACAATTTAAACAATTAATGGATTCAGTAGATAATTCTATTAATAGAGATAATAAGATATACGAAATAAATGGAATTATAGATAGGAAATTTCCCAACTGTGATTCTTATTATTTCCTACTAATCCGCCATCATTTAATAGTAAAAAGTTCTAGAGGATTTGATTTGCAAAAAATAGTTGTACTATTAGAAGAAAACCATTTTAGTACTTTAGAAGAATTAATTAATTATATAAAATAAAACGAGTATGAAGCTAAACGAGAATCAAGAATTATACATGAAAACATTATCACCAATAGATCAAGCTATCTATACTTTCTCTTTAATCTCTTTAAAGACTCACGACACTGAAGAGAGAGATTGTCTTATTAAGATAGCTGGAGTTTGCGAAGCGTGTTCCGACTTATCAGATCCATTAGTGGAAGCAGGAAGGCTTCTTGCGCTTATGTTAGTGTCTGAAGGGGAGTTGTCAACTATGAATTATAGGAATTCTGTAATTGCTGCAATAGAATTACTAGAACAGATTAAAGAGAATGAACGAATAGCAAGTAATTAATGAAATACACAATATGAAAGCACAAACACACATTATAGACGAATCCCAAGGAATGAGTTACTGGGAATCACAATTTACATTTATCCACACTTTACCACTCTCTGCTGAACAATGGTTTCTTGTTAGTAGAACTTGTGAAAAATTGGTAGAGGAATTGGATTATGAGAATAGAAATGAGAAACAGAAAGATCTCTTTTAAGTGCTACAAATAAAAAGTCCTAATGATTACCATTAGGACTAGGTCAAAAGTTCAGTAGCGGTAATATAAACCAGGTTATTTACGTGTCATATTCTTGATCTCCTTAGTGAGTTCTCGAATAGAATCATTAAGCATATCAAATTTGTTGTTAAGAGCTTCCACTTTATTAATGTAATCGTTCTCAAGTACATTTAGTTTAGATCTAGTTTCGTAACTAATTTCTTTTACTGATTTAAGATCTGACATAGTCTGTTTTAAAAAATAACCTATAATTGTAATAGATAAACCCGCTACAAAGGTTAAAAAATTTAGTGCATCCATTAAATAAACATTATGTTTTGGTTGAATAAATTTGGTATATCACAATGTCTTCTAGCAATTGCAAATCTATTATCATAAGCCCAGAATTCCGGGTATTTCTCTTTGTCTGATCCTAAGTATTCAGAAAGTCTACTATCATAGAATGCAGCTTTATCTGCTGTGTGGTGCACATTAAACATTAGAGCTTTATATTCTGGACTCATAGAGTAATCTCCAGATTGTGTTTGGATACCTTTGTTCTTTAACTGATAAGAAGCAGCAACCACTATTTCTGAAGCAGCACGCCATGCCACCGCGTTCTTAATGTAGTCTTGAACAAGCGTAACTTCATCGGAATCTAGAACTTGATTGTTAAATTGTGTAAGCAAGTAGTTATAAAAGGGTGTTCCGATGATACTGCGGACGTATGTGTCGGCAGCAGTTACTATGGCAGGAGTGATAATGTTCGCATCTACATTAAGTCCAACGGTAGTATTTAATTTTAAGTAATTTTCTGTGACAAAGTAAATCATTCTTGTTTATTATTTATACAGTCTTATCTATAATTTGCCCTTCCACTATCTGATAGTTGTTAATAGTAATTGAATCGTGTACACCAGCTATATGTATTAATTCATTAAGTATTTCTTCTATTATCATTCTGTCTGGTTGCACAACATTTTTTTCAAATATAGTGTAAGAGTCTTGTATTTCTGTAGTGGCACCTAATTGTCCTCCTGTTTTAATTCCCATAATTGCTGGGTTAATCTTATGAGCAATAGAGATATTCTCTTTTAATTCTTTAGAAGTGGAATCAAATATCCCACTGTTGTCATTTGTTGGTATATTAATAATTTCTGGTACATCGTCCATACCATTTCCTGTTAGCACTATAACCTTACCAGCATTTGCTGCTCCTGTTTTGCTTTCTATTTCTCTTTTAAATTGTTCTATCTCAGCAATACTTTGGAATTCTTTAGGTCTTCTAATAGCAAGACTTGGAAATATAGCATTTTGTATGTTGTTCTTATGGAAATAAGCTTGTTCAGCATCTAGTTGTACCCAGTTAAGTGCACTGTTGTAACTAGGAAGTGGATAAGAATTAACTCCAGGACTAGAATCGTAGAATGTATAAAGAGTGCTAACATCTTTACATCCATCATAGTATTTAATAAATTCTCTTGCGTTTAAATAACCTCTTCTCCAGTCAGACGAGTACATAAATCTCTCTAACCATTGGTCATTACGGATTGTTTCTGGGTCTACTCTACGGAATTTAATAACATCCTTACCTCTTCTTACAATTTCCACTGTGACTCTTTTATGAATCAACCAATCTCTTGTTAGGAGTCTAGATAATTTGTTAAAATGATTAAATTTTTCAAAAGCTAATCTATCTACAATCTCTTGTGCAGGTGCTTTTTCATTGTTCCAAGTGTAACCTCCACCAATAATAGCATTAACTGTGAAGTCAATACAAGCAGAATGTATAGGAGAACTGAAATATAATTGGTTTAATTTCTGTGGATACAGATTGTCTGCTCCAAATTGTGTGATCCCGTTTAGTGTGTACATAGGATCTATGTACGGTAGTGATAGATTTTCTTTCCCTATTGGTACGAAAGCAGAAAATGTTTGAGGATTGGATTCTTGTTTCTCCTCTTTTGTTCTACTAATATTAAATCCAAATAGCTTCATAGTTTTATGATTTTGATATATATATTACATTAACTATAACTTTATTTTTAAATGGAAGAAATTTGGAAACCTTTAGAAGGATATGATTATTCATATTTTGTAAGTAACACAGGAAAAATTAAAAAAGAAAACAGACAGTTAAAAGCTGTGAAATTTCTAAAAAATGATGGCAATCTTGTTATTATTAGGCATAATAACAAAGTACGTAAAAAATTAGTTAGTAGATTAGTTGCTCAATGTTTTTTAGGATTAGATAAAAACGATTTAACTAAAAGAGTAAAACATATTGATGGTGATCCTAATAATGATTCAGTAGACAACTTAGAAATTATAGATAGAGTTCACGTCACTAAGAATTTTTTAAAAAGTGGAGTTAATAATGTGACTTGGTATACTCCTAATGGAAAATGGAAAATTGCTTTTGCATTAAGAAATCCTAGAAGAATGATTCATGTTGGTTATTTTATAGACATGCAAGATGCTATAAATGTTTATAGAAATTGGGAAAGCTCTAGGGCAGGTAAAATACCAGACACTAAATATCCCGGATTAGTTTACATAAAAGCTGAAGGAAAATGGAGAGTAGATGTGTTTGATAAACACGCTAACATATACCATATAGATTATTATGATAGTGAAGAAGAAGCTTTAGAGGATTGGAAAATGTACAATTGGGTATTAGATCAATCGTAAACATTAGCAGTGTAAAACTGTTCTTGTGTTCCAATATAAACTTCTGGTACTGTTGTGACTCCATCTACAACCATACGTCCTTCTTGTATAAGAATTCCTAAATTCTCGGGACTTCCTAAAGAAATAGGAGTATTGCTACTGTAAACTTGATAATCCCATTGACCTATTGGTAGATTTATAGGATTTTGCTCGTCTGATTGTAAAGCAGAATCTGATTCTACTAATTCAAAAACATTGGTTCTATTATTACATACTGGATTATCATAAAACCAGTATCTTTCTTCTTGTTGTACTGCAGATTCAAATGTGAATACAAACATGAAATACACATAAGTAGTGGGAATAGAAGGAAATTCTAAACCAAATTCGTTGGTAGTATTTTTACTAATATAGATCATAATGTTTATTATTATATATTACATTAAGAGAGGGATTTTCCACTAAAAAAAGGTCCAGAGATTCCAGACCTTTTTTATATATGGATTGGACTCACGCCCGAACTACGAATATTATGGCTCCGTACTACCAGTTGCGATAAATAGTTCCGCGTCAGCTTCTGCTACTATCATTGCAAAATTAGCAGTTTCTCCCATAAGGGTTACTGCGTATTTAGAACCGTCTGCTCTAGCTGTTCCAGATCCTTCAGCTACGTTAGATAACTGTAGTTCTGTGAATAACCAGTAGATTCCGTTAGAGTCTAATGTTAAAGCTCCTAAATATCTTTGACCTTCGCCTAAGACTTTAATTGATTTAGACTTAGCTGCTTCTCTTCTTGAGAACATTAAGTTTAAAGTTGCTGTGATATATGAGGAACCATTTACAAGATCGATTGGATTTTCTTCTGTAAAGTTAGAAGAGTTTCTAGTGAATTCGAATGCTACTGGTAATACTATAGGAGAACCAGATAGAGTGATTTCATCAATTTCCCATGTAGTGGTGTTAGGAGTTAGAGTTGCTACATCTTCCATATCGAAGACCCATACACCTCTAATTCCACCCATATTGTTATCACAACTTTTTGAAATTCCTGTTAGTGATGCGCAATTTGCCATGTTATTTTAGTTATTTAGTTTTTTAAATAGGGGGTTTAGTAACCCAAACCCCCTGTGTTTTTTTAGTAAGTGTAGTAAACGATCTCAGTTGGGTTTACATAGAAGAAACCAACTTTGATGTTTGCACGAGTTCTTAATAAAGGCTCAGCAACTGAATCTTCAAGGTTAACTGCTTTTAAAGCTTTACCATCATCTTCACCATCGAAAGCATAAATTAGGTTGTTTCTAGAAGTTAACACCATTGTGTTGTTACTCATACCATCACAAATAACTAATTTGATACCTAAGAAAGTATCTCCTAAGCTTTCAGTAACATAAGTTAAAGTGTTACCTTGAGCAGCAGCTAATTGGTAAGAAGCATAAACGTTAGAAGAAACGTAAAAACGTAAGTCTCTTTTTAATGCTCTAACTTTTCCTGGCAATGCAGCGTAAACAGCAGCCATTTGTGCTAACACGTTGTTTGAAGTGATAGCAGCTGGCGTCCAACCTGATGTGATGATATCTCCATCGCCATCAAATTTAACTTCGTAACCGTCGCAAAGATCTAAGTAATTAACAACCGGTGAAGCTATGTTACCTCTCCAACGAAGTTCTGCGATTTCTTGAGCGATTTCTTTCGCCATTTCGTCCCAGTAGTAAGCCATGAATGAAGGCACATCGAAAGCTCCGTTAGAACCTCTAGCCATTTGCAAAGAAACGAAAGACGCTTCTAAGTCAAAACGACAAAGTTCAGCCATTGCTGATAATGCACATACATCAATGTCAACTGCATCAAGTACTTGTGGTTCTGCGGAGAAGTTACAAGCAGATGCTTTTAATACGTTGTCAAACAGAACGTTTGCAACTTTAGTAGCAGACTTAACACCTGGGATCGGACGGTAGTTGTCAACGATATCTTCAGTGATATAAGCCTTAGAGTAGAATTCCTGTGGGTTTGGACAAAGCAAAGCATTAGGTTCTACATTTAAGTCGAATTTTAGTTTTCTCATGATTTTTTATTTATTTTTTTATGTAATTGTTAACAACGTTTGAAAATCTTTGTTCAAGATTCATTTCCATCGGTTCCAATAAATCTTCTCCGATATCTTCGCTGTCGATTGTTGCTGCTTTTAAATCAGCGATCATTTTGTAAATCTCGTCAAATTTAGGTTGTAAGATAGTCATTAGTTCAGTTTCGTCGATTTGCATCTTAACCTCATTATCACCAGTTGCTCCTGATACTTGTCCAGGATTTGGAGAGAGTTCAGCATTAGGCTGAACAACAATTTCCATTTGTGATTCGGTTTGGGATGCAGCATCTTCTTCATCTGCTGCTACAGCTGCATCATCTTCCATTTCAGTTCCGATTGGAGCATCTTCCTCGACAGTAGTACCGCCGGGCATTTCATTTTCCATTTCGGTCTTGTCTAGAATTTCTGACACTTCACCATCTTTAACAACATAAATTTTACCTTCGATTTCGTGTTCTCCATCTGGTAATTTCATAGTTGTATATTTATTTTTAATATTCGAGTTGAAATATTTCCCCTCGATAGCTTTTAAATGTTCATCTAATTTCAATCCAAGAAAACCTTCGATTGAAAATCCTGTTTGTTCGTTTCTAACTAAATCGTTAAAAAATTTCTTATCAGTAAGCTGTGCAGTCATCATAAGAGTTCCTTTAGGAACTTCTAATCCGAATGTGGAATAAGCTTTATCTTGTTTTGGGTTATCTACCAACCATGCTTCTAAAACATATGCTGGTGATTCTTTTTGTGCGTTATGTTCCACGTTAAATTTACCTTTATTAGAAAGGTTCTGCATAAACTTAGAAAATATCTTTTCTATTTCAGTTTCTGTAAATTGCACATAATATTCTCCAAATTCGTCATTTCTATAAATGTCCATTGGAATTAATGCTGGTGCAGTTATTCTCATTTTAGGCTCGTCTGCAAATCTTAGGGATTTAGAATCTGCATTAAAAGCAAATCCTTTCATTTTAACAGCTGGGTTCTTAACAAATGCTATTTGTTCAACACCAAGATCCTCTCCATTTTCAGAATATTCAGGATCAATAGTTATTTTGTATAATTCTTTTTCAGTCATTACATATAAATTGTATTTTATGCTTATTTTTTACAGGAAATTTTTATGTCTAATGATATATAAGATACACAAACAATTAATAATATGGAATTATGGAAAGCAATACCAGGATTTAATGGCAAATATGAAGTGTCTAATTACGGAAAAGTAAAAAATACCCAAAGAAATAGAGAGTTAAAAGGTAGTATAGGATCAGGCGGATATATTAGAGTTGATCTAATGGTTGATAAAATTAAGCATAAAAATTTTAGAGTGCATAAACTTGTTGCTATGGCTTTCTTAGATCATACCCCATGCGGTTTTGATATGACTGTAGATCATATAGATTTTAATAAATTAAACAATCATTCAGACAATCTACAATTAATTCCTCTTAGGGATAATAATATTAGATCGGCTATTAGAAATAAAAAAAGTTCTAAATATTTAGGAGTTCATTACTGTAACAGAACAAATAGGTATGTAGCAAGAATAATTAAATCCAAAAAAAGATACTATTTAGGTGCATTTTTAGATGAAGAAGATGCCGCTAAAAGGTATCAAGAAATGGAATTAAAATTATACGGTAAATTAACACAAACACAATTATGATAGAAATAAAAGGGGTACAAATACCCACACAGATCGAAGATTTTACTATTGAACAGTTTGAATCGGTTACAAAAATATTAAACGATCAAGATACTACAATTATAGAAAGGTATATTGATGCTTTATATGCTTTAAAATTATCTGATGATTTTTTAAATGATTTATCAGATGATGATCTATTTGAAATTATTAAAAGTTTCCAAGATAAAACGGAAGATTTTAAAATGCTCTTACATAGAACTTTAGAAGTTGGCGGATTTATTTATGAAGCATATGCTGAAGGAGAAGAATTCTCTCTTAAAGCTAAAGATTTAGTTTTTATAGAAAAATCTTTAGCAGATAAAAATAATTTCTTTTCTGGAGTATTAGCAATTGTATTTAAAAGATCTGATTTAGGAAATAAAGAACATTATACATCTGCTCATGTTAAACACAAAACTTCTCTTTTTAAGACGTTAAATGCAAGAGATTATTATCCTTATATTATTTGGATAAGCCAAAAATTAAATGAAAAAATTAAAACTATTAATGAACGTCCTGAGCCAACTCCCCAATAATTGGAATTCTATAACCGTAGCTCAATACTTAGAACTTAAAAGTTTAGAATCAGAAGATCTTGTTGGCACACAACTTTTATTAGAACAGATAGCCGTATTATTAAATACTGATACAGAAGACGAATTAATAGATTCTTTAGGGCTAGATGAATTATTTCAGATTTTAGATAAATTAGCATTCTTAGGTGGAGAACCTCCCTCTAATTATATTAAAATAAATACTGAATTAATTCCTATAGAATTTAACGAATTAGTACTAGGAGAATTTATAGATATAGAACATTATGTTATGGATGCAATGGAAAATATCCATATTATATTAGCTATACTACACAAAAAACAAGGTAAAGACGATTGGGGGAATAGCATATGCGAACCTTATAATTATGATATTAATAAAAGATCCGAAGAATTCTTAGATATACCAGTCACAGCAGCAATTTATTGGATAAGGAAATATATTTCTTGGAAGAATGAATTTATGAAAACATACCAGAATTTATTTGAAGATCCAGATGTTGGTAAAGAATTAGAAGAAGAAG